CTTATCCTATATCATTGATTAATTTGTCCAGCTGTAATTGCACTGATGATCTGAACATTATCAACCGTAGCTGCACTTGTTAAAATTTCATTCGGTTCGGCATTGATCTGAAATAGTGTACCAAACGACGATGCTGAATTTGTAGGTACTATAATGATGCTACTTACATATGGCACTAATGTATTATGCAAATAAGCACTTAGCTCACTGAAGTAAAAGCTTTCGCCAAAATCCCAATTGGCAATATCAAAATAATCATTCAGCGCCGCTACCACTTTACTTTTTACATCATTATCTGTAATTGCGATTAAAGGATTTTTCACTATTTTAAACGTGGCTCTAAGTGCAGGGTCTGCTTTGTCACCAAATAATGGCTTAAATATACCTGAGTTGTAAATTATACTGTCACTGATAGATTTGTAACTTTCAATTGATCCAAACTCCAATCTAAGTTCCTCGTTTGTCATTGGTGTTGGTTCAATCAATCTGTTGCTAGTATCTCTAATGTACGCATAATAGTCATCGCTATATGCCTTTGGTAATAGATATAAATCTATTAGATTATTGGGGCTAGGATCGATTCTACGATTATTGGGTGCATTATGCACATATTGGAAAAAGATTTCTGATCTGCCTATTCTAGCAATATAATCTGTGGTTTCAGTTATTGATGATGACGATGATATAAAAAACTTACCCTCGCTGGTAGCATAAAAAATTGTTCCGGATGGATATAAATTTATATTAGATAAAATAATAGATTCTGTTGAATAGCTAGTCACGACACTAGAGTTTGATATAGGGTCAAATCTAGCAAACTCGTATTGATCCACTGTTTTTTGGAAAAAAACAAATTTATTTTGTGGATTAACAGTAGGGTCAACTAAAGTCACAAATAAATCTGGTTCATCTGGTACAGAATCTATGTTGTCATCTGGAAAAGTTATGTTTATTTTTCTGTTATCTTCGTACCCATCTGCGCCAACTACCGTGTTCCACACTCTAAATGTCTTACTGTAAAACAAAGCGTTAGATGAATCAGGTTCAGTATTGGTTCGTAAAACTTTGATAGAATCTTGTCTCGTTGCCGCTGTTCTACTATCATAAACTTTAACATTTGGATCAAAATAGAATCTAGTTTCAAGAACACTTTGAAATATATAACTTATTCCGCGGCTTTCAACTTGATAGGCACCAGACGAATAATTGAGTTTAATAAACCAGCTTGCGTCTAATCCAGTTCCGGCTGTGCTTCCGGCATTTGTTAAACTAAAATCCAAATTTGACAAATTGTCAGAATCAATAATTTTCCAATCTTGTGTTGCAAGATCGTATCTTAATCCAAATGTTTTAAAACTTAATATATTATTTTTTATTGCTTCAGTGAATGAATCAGACCAATCAATTGGAAAGTATGGTATTACAACATCGACTATTGCACCTGTAGGCACAAACTTGCTTATAACAGCTTCAGCCAGTGGCCCTAAAGTATTATCATAGTTTATAATACTGGCCCAGATTGTTGTTTTTTCATATTCTGTTGATACTGTTCCTGTCTGCAATCTATTTTGTGCATCAAAGTACTTTCCGGTTGGAGCAGTAAATCTTATCAGCGACCCTAGTGTGAGATAGGTGTAATTAGGGCTACTCAAAGTTCCAGTTGATCTACCATTGGATTCACTTATTACTGTCCACGTTGCCAAGCGTTTCACAGTTCCTGATCCTGTACCTGCCCCAGTGGCAACAAATTTTGATCCTGCAGTGTTTGATAATGATCCTACACCGGTAAAGTCAGATGTGCCAACACTGACGATTACGTATGCCCGGCCTTGCACCATTTGGCTGGCCGATTCGGTCACGCCCTCAATTGAAAATCTTGTGGCAGTGTCGTAAAACAAATGCCTAGTAGGTATAGATGCTATCAAGGGTTTAATTTGATTTTGTATGATAAAGTTTACTTCGGTGCTACTGGTAAACTGAAATGACAAATTCTGTGCGTAATTTTCTTTGTAAATGATACCGTCTTGGGCAAAAATATTTGTGCTCGAATATCTACCAGTCGAATCAATGACATCAAGATATCTGCTTATGCCCGAACTTGATCTATTAACCGCTTTGGCTTTGACAATATTATTAAAAACAGTATAAGGAAGAATATTGTAATCTTCGCCTGTGATCATACGATTTTGTGTATAATATTGCTGAGGAGCTTTGGTACGTATAGATTCCAAAGTTTCGCGAGGGCTAGAATTTGTCACTGTGTACTGCAAACTAACTCTCACTGTGAGTGTTTCAATTTTGCCTTTTTTACTTAGATAATTAAAAGTTATAGGAACATTAGCTATTTCTTCGGGTGTAATTTTATAAGACAAGTTGTTTGACTGTCTGTAGAACAATCTAAATTTGCCTACTGGAACATTAGTAAAACTTCCGTCGCCAAAAACTAGATCAATTTGATCATTCGCCCGTGTGCTGACACTGTATAAATTTCTATCAGTTATATTATTGTAAATCACATTTACACCAGCAATGGCAGGAACCTTTTGCCATATCTCTGAAGGTATGCCACTTGATGTTAGTGAATACAACCATATGTCGGTGTTGTTGATATTATCAAAATTTATGTTTACTATTCTGTTTGGTAAAGAATCGTCAATATTAAAATCTACAGTTCTTAATTCACCTTGCTTGAAGTGTATAAAATACCCGGTGTTGTTGGACTCGTTGCCCAAGTTGTCATTTCTGTACAATATGTTAAAAATGCCATCTGGTGTGGGATTTGATTCATAAATGTACTCTTGATTTGTTGTAGACGCACTGACTGCTTCAAATGTAAAACTTGTGCCTCCTATACTGGCTTGAAATGGAAATACTGGCAAAAGATTGTTCAAAATTCCCAAAGAATATTCGTAGGTTTTGATTCCATTCAGTACTTTAAAAGCACCAGGTTTTCCAATTGATTGAGTAGTAATTAATGCAGAATTCAAAACTGCTGTAAATTGCTCTAGCCAGTTGTCATTGGTTGTATCGTTCCAGTTTATAATCAAATTATTAAGATTTGTACCTTGACTGTCGAACAATATCTCAGTGGTGCTAACACTATCAACTTTAAGTAAACCTGATGCAGGAACGTTTCTTTTTGGGCTGTAGCTCAAAAGTCTTGCCAGCTTCAGAACACTGTCTCTGCGTTCTGCTGTATCAATGAAGTTTTCTCTTGCATTAAGATCTGTTCTAAATGCTAGGCTTTGCCCCAAGAAAGCTATGAGATCAATGAGCGCAATGTATTCAGAACTTTCAGTAAAATCGTTAAAATCTTCAGGATAGTAAGCACGCAAGTACTCTATCATGGTTTTACGAATAGTTTCAAAGTCAAAGCTTTGAAAATCTGCTTCTCTGAAAGTTTGATAAACTTTGGTCCAATCTTGCTGGACTAGTAAACTGGTTTGTCTTGTTGTTAAGGCCATAAAAGTATCCTACGTCCAGTATTTATCGATTTAAAAATCTGGTACTTTTATGATACAGTTAGATTCTGAGATTGTGCGTCAAATTTAAGAATAAGGCTATCGGCAAAATTACCAGGCAAATAAGTTAAATCAAGTTGTATTTGCAAACCTTGGTCAAACTCGTTTATTATAACTTCGTCAACTTGTAGCCGTGGATCGTAATTGACTATTCTTTTGACATCTTGCGCAATTGCTGCCTTGACATCGGGTGTTAGCGGGTCGTAGAGACAGTTCCAGATAATAGATCCAAAATTTGGTTGCATCAACTTTTCTCCTTTTTTTATATTGAAATGATTTATTAAATCCTGCTTAACCAAATCAAAATCAACAATACGGAATTTTTTTGATGCGCCTATTGTGTTTAATCCTCTATACTTGTATGCCATAATCGTATTTATTGAACAATTTAAACGTAGTCTGCTGCTAGATTTTGTACTGCATATTTTCCTGCGTTAAAGAACAAACTGCCAGATCGTCCTTGACTGTCTTGCTGTCCGCCTTGATCTCGCCAAATTTGACATTTTACGGCGTTATAATTATTGTTAGCTTCATTGATTATCAAGTCAAAAACTGCATTATTAATTTTTTTTGTTTGTATGATAGTGGGATTTTCGGCATCTTGAAATTGGTAAGATAATGCCAATATACCTGCTATCACTGCTTTGCTATCATTTTCTCTAATTGCACCAGACTGAATTAATTTTTCATAATTATCGTCAAAAAATAGCTGCATAACTTTGTTCTGTATAGCTGCATTTTCTAAAAATAATTCTTGTGTATCAATTCCATCCAAGTTTGTCCACCCATTGTCGTCTTTGTATCCGTATTTTTTCAAAACAAAATCTGAAACAAGATATTGGCCAAGACGGTCGCCATTGACAGCGCCAATATTGGAACCAGTTTCCATATAAGATATTTGTAGCATAATACATTTAACTTCAAAAGCAGTTAGCGCAGAAATGCCGCTATCGGCTGCTGAAATGCTTGTAGTTCTAGGCAAATTATTACCCACTAACACACTTCTTGATGCTTTTAACAACAATGGCTCTTGCGCAGATGTAATTATTCCTATGTCCATGTTGTTATTCCGGTGTTTGATTTACAGCAACAATAACTCCACCCGAATTGAGCTTGAGTTCGCCAGT